CGACGACGGCGTATCGGTCAGGCCGAGGAACGTGGTCGCACCGCCGCCGGTCGGACCAGTTGCTCCAGTGGGTCCGGTTGCTCCGGTCGGACCTGTCGCCCCTGTCGGACCAGTCGGACCAGTCGGCCCACCGCTCGGGCCGGTCGGGCCGGTCGGACCCGTCGGACCAGTAGAACCGTCAGCACCAGCCGGGCCCACAATCGTGTTGGCCACCTGCGTAACCGTCAGGATGATGCTCGGCGTAGCCGGTCGCGTCGGGCCGGTCGCCGCTGCCATCGAGTCGATGCTCACGTCCGAGTCCGTGGCGCTCATCACGATCTCGAAGTAGTCGCCGCTCGCCACCGTCGCCACGTAGTTCCAAGCCGCGACGTACCCCGCGTTGTTGCCCGCAATCTCGTAATCCGTGTTGCTCCTCGGCACGTCAACGCCGTTGAGGCGGAACCAGATACTGACGGTTTCGCTGCCGCCAGCCGAGTGCCTCAACTGGGCCGAGAACTGGAAGTTGTACGTGCCGGCGTTCTGGATCACCACCCGACTCGTCGGCGTGCCGATGCTGACGCCGCTGGCCTCCTCGGTCGTGTTGTACGTGATCGCCGTTGCCGTCGCGTTGCCGATAGTCTGATCGCTGCTGTCGCTGAACACGCCGTACCAGCCGCGACCGCCCAAGGCCGTCGGCACCTCCACCACATCGCCGGTCATGCCGAGCACCGTCAACTTGTACTCGGCCGTCCCGCTCGTGGTCGTCACCTGAAACCGCACGTACCTGATGCCGGCAACGTAGATCGGCTCCTTCAGTCCGATCGTGGTGTACTCCACCGCACCCTGCGGCATCGGGCTCCAAGTCTCGTTGTCGTTGCTGCCCTGCACGCTGATGATGCCTGCGGCCGCGGCGTCGAGCGGCGTCGAGATTTGAGCACGGATCGCGGCGTACTGGCTCACGTCATAGACAAGGCCGCTGCTGATGTTCGACACCATCTGTGCGGCGTCGAACTGCGACACGCCGTTGGTGTTGATCGGCACGAGAATGTCGGTGCTGTACGGCATGGCTTATTGCTCTGGCGTTGCTGGCGTCGATTCTTGGCCACCAGATGGCTGAACGGCAATCGCCGTCGTGATGCGTCGAAGCCGCAGGATTTCCTCAGGAACCAGAAAGCCACCGGTGCCGCCAGTGCCGCACTCGGCGAACGCGGGGTATTCCATGAAGTGCCACTGCACGCGGTTTGATGACACGGTGCCGATCACGATGTCACCACGAGTGAGCGGAATGACGTCGAGTTGCGACGGCCATTGCCTTACCGATCTTTGCCGCTCGAGCATGTACACGCCTTCGATTTGCGGATCATGCACGGCAATCGTGTACGAGATGTTGCCCGACCTGTCGGGATTGTTTCCGATCACCTCTTCGATGCGTCCAAGTATGAGTCGTGGATCGGCCATGTTACAAGATCCTACTGGCACCCGGCAGGCTTCGCCAACCATTAGCGACGGTTTCGTACACGTCTTGAAGGAAGCACTTCGGCAAGATCGTCTCAGGGTTTTTGTCCTGCACCACAGCGAAGATCATGTACGGCGGTCGCACTGTCGGTCCTTGACAATACTGAATCAGCGGCGTTCCTGTCGGCGGCAGGTAGTCGGTCCCGTTGTCCACCACCCACGTGTAGTTGATGTCGTACGTGCCGGCGTCGTCAACCTGCGTGACGGTGCCTCCCTCGAAGTGGTACAGGCGATTCGATATCTGGTGCAGTTTGTCGGTCTGCTCGGCAATGACGTCAAACTCGCGGACGTTGTTGGTTTGCACCCGCACCTGCAACGGCCGCACGATGCGAGTCTCCGTCAGTTGCTTCTTGCCGACCTTCCAAACCAGTTTGGTGATTTCTTCGCCGGCAGCGTTCAGGTTGAGAATGCTGGATCTTACGGCAATCGGAATCTCAACCTGCACCTTGCGACTTCCCCATCCCCAGTGATACCACGCCGGAGCGTCTTTGTTGGGTGCTCGCAACTCGATGAATCGGCCATCGGTGGAGTACTGGCAATCGATGACGCAAACGCCGTCGGTCTGTGACGTGATGTTGTAGCGGTCGAGCCGCAACTTCGGATCGTCCGGGTGCGTCGAGTTGAGCCGCGGAATATCCGGCGACTGAAGAGCCGCGAACGGCTGCGCGGTTGCAACGACGAACCGACGGCTAGCCGTGCGCTTGCCGGTGCGATCTTCGCCAAACTGCTGAGCGAGTGCAAGGTCATATCCGGGAAGTTGGCTCATCCGACGCCCTCCACGACGATGCGATTCATGGATGCGGAAGCGGCCATGCCCTCGATCCGAAGTTGCTGTGCGAACTGCACGAGCGACGCGGCCTGATCGCTGGCGAAGGCCTTGTTCGATTCCTCGCGGATGGCCTTGTACGCGTTGCTCCACGCGTCACGTGTCTGCTTGGCCTTCTGCTCCTGCTCCTCTTGATGGCTGCGGAGTTTTTCCCACCAGTCCTCTTCCTTCTGGCGTTCATCGTCACGCTTGCGGGCTTCCTCGTCGGCTGCGGCCTTGCGCTTGGCCTCGATATCGGCTCTCGCCGTGTCAGCGATGGCCGCAATGGCCTCGTAGGTCTCGGCTTCCTTGGCGATCCGGTCGGCGTTGCTCTGTTCGTTGAAGGCCTTGACGAGAGCGGCAATACGCGTTTCGGCATCGAACGCGATCCGCTCCTCCTCGGTCATGGCGTCACGGCGAGCGGCGATGATGGCATCGGCGACCTGCTTGGCGGCGTCCTGTTGAGTCTTGGCGGCCTCTTTCGCGGCGTCCTGTTGTTCCTTGAAGTTCTTCTTGAGGTTGGCCCGGTTGGTCGTGGTCTGCGCGTCGATCGCCAGTTGTCGCAACTGCTCTCGCGTATCTTTGAGATTGTCTCCGAGCAAGTTCCCGATTTGCGGGATGGTTTCCTGAAGGAAGTTCGTCAGTGGACGAAACTGGACTTCCATGTGGTAGAGTTTTTCGGACAACTCGTCGAACTTGTCGGCGATCTGCATCCGTGCCGCGGCCTCGTCCGTCTTGCTGATCGTCTTGCGGAACTCCTCCGCCCGCTGGTTTGCCGTCTTGAGCCGGTCGATCACGTACAGGCTGATCGCCTCGCCGATCTTGTAAAACGTCGTGGCGATGGCACCGACGGCGAACACCTTGCCGATAAGGCCTTGGATGGTCTCGACTTGCTCGCCGTAGGTTTTCTTGACGGCCTTGAGCCGTTCTCCGAGTGCTGATGTTGCCGCCGCCTGCTTGTTGGTCGCCTCGGTCGCCTTATCCACTGCACCGGCCGCGGCTCCTCCTGCGGCGTTGACCTGACCGGCGGCAGCCGACAACTGCGGGCCGAGTTTGGACGTGTCGGCTTCAACGACGATACCGAGATTCATCGGCTCGGCCAAGGTGTTCCTCCTTACGCCACGCTTGCGGTGTCAGCGATCCGAAGCGTGCCCGTCACACGCACCACGTCGTCAACCTTCCACTCGAGATTGAGCCTCGTCCAGAAGGCCGGGAACGTCCACTCCCGGCTGCCGGCCACCTTGAGCACGCAGGTCACGTCGGGCACGCCGTTGCCGCCCACCGCGTCCCAAGACGGCTTTGAGATGGCGCCCGTGGTCGATCGCGTAAGGCCCGGGTAGTCAGCCGACACCGTTTGCGTCAGGTCGCCCGAGCCTCGGAAGTTGTACACCAACTCGCTGAAGTCGCCGAGCCGCACACGCTGCGACAGGCGAGGGGCCGTGATGTTGCCGGCCAGCGACGGCGTGCCCGAGGCCGCAAACTGGAAGGTGGCCGACGATGCCGCACCGCTCGGAGGAATCACGGGCGGATTGGTATCGTCCGCCTTGCAGGTGTACGAGCCGGACCACATGCCGATGCCGCCCGGCATCCACCGACGCCACGTCGGAACGCTCGAGGAACTGATCGTCGTGATGTCGATTTCCGGCCACGAGATCTCGAGGTTCCATGAGTTGACGTACTGCACATAACCACTCGAGTACGTGATGCTCGAGGAGGCCGCCAGCGGCGTCGTCGTCCTTGGGTAGATGCCGGAGAACTCGACGGTGCCGGTTCGCAGGCCGCCGATCATCGTGCCAATGTTGATCGCCGAGCCGGTCGCCTGTGTGACTTCGATCTCCGTCGCCTCGATGTTGATTGTGGCGAGGTCGCCGGTCATGCGGATGGCGTTCGTGAACAACTGATTGAGGTCCGTGGTGGCCACGGCGCAGGTCAGGTTTCCGGTTTCGCTGGTGAGTGGGTATGCCATGGTGGTCTCTCAGGGATTCGCCGCGAGTGCCGACACGCGGAAGGTCATCGTCATCGTGCCCGTCAGGTTGTGTTCGTCCGCCATCGTCGCGTCGTATGTCCGCACGAAACAGTTGCTTGCCTTGGCAGTGTACCCGTTCGTCGGCAGCACGAGCAGGTGACGGTGAAAGCCGTACGTCGGCACGCGGCCGGCCTGTAGAACCGCGTTCCCGTGCAGGCGGTCCATGACGGCCGTGATGCGATTCGTGAACGTGGCGCCGCTGGCGTAGTCCTGCACCTGATCGAACACGCTGAAAGTCGCCGTGGCGTTCCATTCGTCGGCCGTCAGCGAATGGTCCTGATCGAGCCGGACCGACACCAGCACGTAGGGGAACACGATGGCCGCGGGCGTTCCCATGACCGAGTACGCACCGCTGATGATGTTCCACGCGTTGCCGAAGTAGAGGCCGCCGGCCCCGGTGTCGGCCTTGATGCGGTCAATGATCGACTGGTAGATGCTGCTCAGGATCATGCGGTGGGTGCCCCTGCCGCGGCTGCGGCCCTGAAGTGCCTGCGAACCACCGACACGAACCCGGCCCGGAACTGGGCGAGTCCGTCCTGCCGCCATTGCTTGTTTGCCGCCGCGGGCCGCATGAATGGGCGAGGCGGCAGTTTGACCGATCGCTTCAGCACGTACATCAACTCGCCGGACCCCTTGCCCTTGCCGCTGCGAACGAGGAACGCAATGCCCGGCCGACGCCCAGGACGGAACGACAGGCCCGGCACGCTGCGGAGCGTGTTGACCGTCGCACGGATCTTGGCGGCCTCGACGTTCGCCGGCACGGTCAGGAACTTTGATCGCTTGGCCGTAATGACTCCACCGTACTCTTGGATTCTG